CGTAAATTAGAGGCCACCTCTTTGGCAGCCTCCAATGTGATTGGATGGATATAATTAGACACTTGTGTAGAATCTTTTTGAATAGTCACCTTCCCATGTCATTGAGTACAGGGTTGCAGGTGAAGGGTGTGAAGATTTAATTGTTATGGATGTATTACTATTTCTATCATATATAGGTACGGTTCTTGTTATCTCTTCTTCAAAGATAACTTGGTTAGCTAAGTAATCATCAGCTAAAGTTGGTTCCCATATTTCACTATAATCAGGTTTACCTGTTCTTTCAATAAGAGTTTCATATAAACCAGAATTACCAAAGTTTAATTTTAATCTATGTAGAACTAAGGAACCTCTACGATCTGCTCTATAAGCGTCACCTGATTGAGTTGTATAGTAAATGGTAGGTAATTTAACTTCATAATCATACTTTTGACCAAGTATAATATTGTTAGTTGGGGTTTGGATTGATTCAATAGTAACATCACCTGCACCTCCTGAACCGTTTCCACTTAAATTTTCTACTGTAAAACTATTTGAATCAGGTACTGTTAGTACCGTATAAAAGGTAGAAGCAACTGAATGATTGGTATCAGTAAGACCACCGTTTTCAAAATTTAATTGTAAAGAATCACCAACTTTAAACGGATGATCAGTACAAGTAATTGTTATTGTATTTGAATCTGCTGTTGCACCATCTGTAACTGTAAAGGCACTAGCTATATTATATGTTTTCCAGTTACCAGGGAGGCTAACTTTTGGAGTACTAGTATTTTCGTCATATACAGTTATATCTTGACATAATCCTCTTAAGGTATCATCAGTACCTGTAGGTACCACATAAGCAGTTAAATCACTATTCAAATTAAACTCTGTAGGTACTGTAAATGTAGTACGATCATTCGTAGCGTCATAAGATGATAAAGAAGATGAAGCTACTGTAGTCATATTATCTAGATGAATCTTATAAATAACATCATCTGAAGTATCAGTAGTATCTTTATCATCAGTAGTTGTTATACTATCTGTATGTATTTTTAAAGGTATCTTTTGTAATACATTTTTATTTGATGTATAATTAATATATATCTGAGCATTACCACCACTTAAAGTATTAACAGTAGTATTTTGAGAATCAGATACAGTAAAATGATTTGAATCAGGTATTGTACTGACATAAAATGTAGTACCTTCAGCATTATTACCTACCGCACCAGAATTAGAAAGAAGATTAGGAGATGCTGGATTCCTAAAAACTAAAGAATCTCCTACAGCGAATCCATGATTAGCAAGAGTAAAACTGTTACCACTTAAAGGCCATACAACTTGATTAGTAAGAGTCCTTGAGTTAGCAGTAACTAAATACAAGTCATCATCTAATACTGCATGATGTACTATCTTATTTTTAAATTCCCAGGTAAACCAAGATTGTTGTATACGTTTATCAGATGCGTTAAAATATTTAAACCCATATATAGTTGTGTCATTTTTTTTACTGAAAAATGCTAAGCCATTCTCTCTTGAATTAGAAACTAAATCTAAATCTTTCTCTAATAAATTACTTATAATTTTACTTTGTTCTATAATATCAGGTTCACCTTCTCGTAATACTCTAGACATTTCCATGAAACGTGAGTGCTTACCTGCGTTATCAAGGAAACCTATAGTTGTACCTAATGAGAAAGGATTAGTTTTATAGTTAAAATTATAAGAAGATATAAAGTTTATCTTAGCAGTTAAAGGACTTAGTATATCACTATCTGTAGTCAACATGAACTGTTGATTCTTAGTAAATAATACTAAACCAGTATTAACTTGTATACCATCATAGAGAATAGCAGGGTATTCAGAACTACAAGATACATCAATTGGATCAGTATTTGTAAATTGTATTGCAGACTTATTCCAGAAATTAGTGAAATCTCCTGGTCTAGACATGATGACATTTTCATCACTTAACATAACAAATCTATTTCTAAAGAATAGTAATTTGTTAACTGTGTTATCTACAAAACTAGCTCTGGGATTCGTACCACCTACAACTGTATCACCAACTTGAGCTAACGACCAATCAATGTGATCTAATACGAACGAACCATCAGCTTGTCTTACAAGTTGTATAGGTAAAGTAGTCTTATCGTATTCAATTAAAGTACCAGGCTTGGCACATTCTTCCCATACACCTTCACCATCTCGATCATTATGACCAAAGAATTTAACATAGTAATCATCTTCTTCAGCGTCACTATTAGCTACTTTAACTACATAACCATGTTTACATTGATTAGGTAGTTCAGCTATATCTTTTATGGAATCAGTGACTACATTTAATATATCACTAAATGGAGAGTTTGCGTTAAATGTACCTTGAGCTGTAGGACGGCTAAGATAAAGACCACTACCTATTTGTTTACAATGATAACCATTACCTTCATCATCTTTCCATTGATAAAGTGTATTACTACCACCGTTATTACTGCCTAATATATTTACCCTTAAATCACCTAGAATACTTTCAGAAGTTACAACTGTTTTAGCATCAAATGAAGTTGGTATAGGTCTTATTAATCCTAAATTAGCTTGTACTTTAGAAACACTAGTTTCCTCAACTTCTAGAACATATACCCCTTCTTTCACTTTAATTTGGATTTTATCTCCTGGTTCCCATCCATCTCCACCATGTAATAAATCTATAACTGTGGTATATCTACATTGATAATCACCAGTACCAGCACCTATTGGTACAGCTTGACCAGTAGTCGTAAGTCTAAAGTATAAACCAGATCTACCTGCTCCTAATACATTATGGACACCCCAACCAATTCTTGAAATTCTTATTGAACCATTATTTGTAATTAACGCACCATCAGTAGCTGACGGAACATTGTTACCACCAACAGTATGATTGGTTCCAGTTGATCTTCTAAATATTATCCGATTAAGGTGCTCAGAATAATCACCATCTGTTTTCCAAATATAATTTAATGTTGCGTTTACGCCATCCCAAGTTGTACTGTCTATTTCAAAAGGAAAGTGTGCACCATTACCTGCAGCCCATGCGGCTATAGTAGCATTTAAATCAGAACTTGAATCTACTTCTCTGGAATCTGACATTTCAATACAAGCTTGACCGTTATATAACTGAGTACTAGCTACATCTGAATTAGCTGTATAAGTAGTTGTAGTCAGTGCCGTCCAACCATCTGTTTCTCCTGAATCATGGCTAGGTACGGAACCACTTGATGTAAGAGCACTTCCTGTTCTTTTATAAATTCTTGAATCATCTGATTCACCTTGAACAAGATCACCCGTTTGATAATAAGTATCTACTGCCCAAGCAGGTGGTACATAAATTAATGAATATGTTCTAGTTGCATCGTCTTCAAAAAAATTGTTGGCACTACTGTTTCCAATTGTTACACTAGTAAATGTAAATTTTTGTTTTACATTTGTTAAATCTTGATTATCTGTCCCAATTTTAAGAATTTCTGTCGTAACATTAGGGCAAGTACTAGCATTATCTAAAGAAGTTGAAGCAACCTTAACTCTAGTTACACTTTTGATTTCTTTTAGTGTTGCACTAGGATCATCAAATAAATTAACAGCATATTGTGCAGCATAAGATACCTTTTTTAATTGTAGATAAGCTTCTGGAGGTCTTACAGCTTCTGTAGTACCAGCCATTGCAACAGTTTTTGTTCTGTTAGTGATATATGTATAGTCGTTTAAAGTTACAGTTTGTAAATCTTCATCAGAAGTGTTAGTTAAATAAGAAGTTATACTAGTTTGTAATCCACTTAATGCTGCTACAAAATCCCATTTAGCAGAGTTATCTACTATACCTGTACCTGATCCTGCAGTAGGTCCACCTGATCCTGCAGACGTACCTGCAGTAGAACACTTATAAACATTACTATTGTTTGTTACTTTTTGACCAACAGTATATGCAGTATTAGCTAACCAAGGTTTTGCTGCTACATGAACAGTTTTAGTAGAACCATCTCTGCCCCACATATTTACATCACCATCTCTAGCGATTTGACCTATGTACTGTTCGTTTTCATCTCTATAGTAATGGAACCATTTCCCTACATGATCAGAGTTTAAAGCTTTATTACCATCACTCTCATCCATTAAAGAACCAATTAATTGGCTACCAGGTCTTTTCATTAAACCTTCTGTTACATCAGGTAAGACATTCTTTGCTGTTTTTACCTGGCCTGGTACTTTTAACTCATCAGGTTGTTGAGATAACCCACCTGTATAAGAAGGTATTGTTTGTGTTACGCTTGACATTATCTACTAAGTACAGAGAACGGTGTGTAAGATCTATATCCAGATCCATGAGGAATACCAAAGAATGAATGATCTCCTTTGTCACAATCGTATTCAATACATGAAGCTCTTGATTTAGCTTCATCTTGTTGTAATAATTGTACCAATTGTGGGTTAGCTACAAGTTGTGTAGCAGCTCTTACAGCAGCTCTATAAGTAATGTATCTTTGGAAACAATTAGGTATATCTGTAAAATCATATAGACTTACTATATCTACATATATGTCAGAGTCAAATTCATCAGTATGATCTACTAGGTCATATAACCTACCATACCTAGTTACAACATCAGTTACTTTAGAAACTAATCCTTCATGTATATCATATCTAAGAGTGTTAGCTGGTAATGTTATATACTTAGTAGTTGCATCAGGGCTAACCTTGACGTGTTCTTCAGTATTGAAATGCCAACCTTCATTCTGTACATCCTTATTTACTTCAGTTAGAATATTGTAAATAAATGATATCTCTGGGTTAGTACTTATTAATGAACCTGTTGTT